TGCCAAGAGTGTAAAGATTTTAAGGATCATACTTGTAAATGTGGTGCTGAGAAAAGACCTCATAGACCTTATTGTAAAACTTGCTCTAATTTGAAAACAAAACAAAGTCAAGTAAGGACTGGTAGAGTTATTAATGGTAAAAGAAAACCTCATTATAGTAAAAAGAGTAGTGATATAGTAAAATTACATAAAGAGTTAGTTCTTTTTGTAGATTATATTAAAGAAAAAGGAGCAATTGATTTTTTAGATATAAATAATATATTTGATATATATGAAAGGTATGAGGAAATGGATTTATTGCAGGGTTTGAGAGAGAATGTAAAAAATCCATCAATAGAAAGTATGTGGAAGGTGCTTAAAAAGATTTATGATTTGGAAAAAAATGACTTTTAGAAAATAATATATACTATATAAAAAATAATTAATTAAAATGATTTTAGAAATGGATTTTAACGATGAACTTTACCAAAGATTGCCGGAAAACGAGCTTGAAGCGATTATTAAACTATATAATCCTTTAATAAAAAAAGTAAGAAAACACGATCATTTAGAAATTGTAGAGTTTTATTACGAAGACAAACCAACTAAACTATTTGATATAAGACAATTAGATAAATTGGTTATAGAAATGAAACAAAATTATAGAAATATGCGTTTAGCATTTTTATTAAAATAAAATAATTATTATGAAAAACAAAGTAAAAAAACTTACCACTTACTCAGCATTAAAGAATGATATAAACGATATATTAAAACTTATGATTGATTATAAAGATGATAAAGAGATGCTTGAGTGGTGTCGTATGCGTATTCAGTTTAACATTGATCGTATGCTTTTAATAATAAAAAATGGGGAAGATTATATATGATAGATGAAAACCAAATCCGTAAAGAATTAACAGTAGTAATGTCAAGAGTTCCTACATTTATTGAGAAGGATAATTCAACGCATTTAACGGCGTTTAGTTATATAAGGGAATGTATTAGAGTATATAGAAAATGTGTATCAATTAATTTTTTAGATGATAATTCAATAGAATCTTTATCAATAGATTATTTTAGTTATATAAATTGTTTATATGCTACTGATAAAGTATTATTTAATGCTTGTATAAAGTATTTGTATATTATATTAGATAATTTGACTAATATATTAGAAAAGAATGAATTATATGAATCCTTAAAGAACTTAAAGAGTGTTATAGAAATAGTTGATAGTCAAAACGAAGTTAAAAAAATAAGAAAAAATAAAAAATAAATATGAAAGACGCAGAAGTTTTATTAAAAGAATTGTTTGTATGGGTAGATGAAATACAACCAAGAAAAATTGAATGGATCTTAAAGAAAAGAACACCACAATCAGTTAGTGTAGAAGAAATCCAATATATATTGGATAGAATTGAAGGTATAATTAAAAATTTATATTCTATCAAAGGTGAAGAATATACAAGAGAATTATTACAAAAATTAGAAAATGAAAATGGAAATTAAAATTAAAACAATACCGCATATAACTCAACGTTATAGCACTTGCGGAGATTATCAAGAACAACCTGATGGTAGTTGGTATATATCAGTTAGTGAAATGGGTGATGATAGATATAATTTTTTGGTGGCAATCCACGAATTAATAGAATTATATTTAACCCAATTCAAAGGTATAACAGAAAATGAAATAACTGCTTATGATTTATATTATGAAGCAAAAAGAGAACAAGGTTTTGTAGAAGAAGATAGCGAGCCAGGGTTTTCTACTGAAGCTCCATATAGAAAACAACATACGATAGCAACTGCTATTGAAATGATGTTAGCAGCTGAATTAGAGGTTGATTGGTTAGCGTATGATAGAAAAATAAATAGTTTGTAATGAATAAAATCTTATTATATATAAATAATAGTCAATATATTAAAGGATGGTTAAATAGTATTTGTAAAGAAATACATTATAGGGATGATTTATTTCAACATTGTTTGATACAGATAACTAATGAAGAATTAGAAAGGTTAAATGATTTATATATAAATGGTAATTTAGATAAATATTTTATTCAAATAATGAGAAATCAATATAAATCAAATAAAAGTTATTTTTACAAAGAATATATTAATAATGGATTTTATAATAGTGATTTTATCAAATTAGGAAGAAATGTAAGTGATTTTAAGACACTTTATTTTGATAATAATAATGATAATGAGGAAACAAAAGATGATGAAAATTTGAATAAGATAAAGCAGATATTAGATAAAGCAGATATTATTAATAGGGAATTATTTATTAAAATGTATTTTGAGGGAATGAGTTATAAAGAAATATCTGAATATTATGGAATAAAATACCAAAATGTTCGTTTAAGAATCTTAAAAGTTAAAAACTTTATCAAAGATACAATAAAAAATTAAAAAAATATATATATGATAATAATGTTTATTAAAATGTTCCTATTAAGTTATGTAATAACAAGATTTGAACCAATACAATTAACAATCGATTCAATAATTGATAGTATAAAAAATAAAACTTTAAAAAGTATATTAGTATTAATTAACTTTTTAAGTTGCCAACCTTGTTGTATATTTTGGTTATCATTATATATGACACATAACCTATATTTAAGTTGTTTATATTATTTCTTAACAACTTGGTATGATAAATTAATAACACCTTATGAAAAAAGAATTAGGTTCTAAAAAATTAGAACCAACACAAGAACAAATAACAGATTGTAATGAAGTAATTAGAATTGCTCGATTAGCAATCGCTTATGATAGTGATTGCGATAGTATCTATAACTTATATAAAAAATATATAGATAAAGACGCATCTTATCCTAATAAAAGTTGTAATGGATGCGGACAATCAGTTCAAAAATATAGAGAAAAACTATTAGGATTAGGTAAAGATCCAAAAAATTATATAAAATTATGATTAAAAAAGTAAAACTTAGTGAAATAAAACCAAATCCTACTAACCCAAGAGTTATTAAGGATGATAAATATAAAAAACTATTAAAATCTATTAAAGAATTTCCTGAAATGTTAGATATAAGACCAATTGTAGTTGATGAAAATATGATTGTATTAGGTGGAAATATGAGATTAAAGGCTTGTAAAGAAGCAGGATTAGAAGAAGTATCTATAATTGAGTTTAAGGATTTAACAGAAGATAAAAAGAAAGAATTTATTCTAAAAGATAATAAATCATTTGGTGATTGGGATTGGAATATATTAAAAGAATTTGAAAAAGAAACTTTATTAGATTCAGGATTTGAAGAATGGGATATATTAGGAATATTTGGTGATAATGAAATGGAAGATAAATTCACAGCAAATATAGAAGGTAGTAATTTTAATCCAGAAATTGTAAATGTAGATGATTATATAAAACAAAATATATTATTTTTTAATGAAGTTATGATTGAATTTGAAGACGATGAAGTTAAAAAAGCAATTAGAAACTTAAATGACATATCAATTAAATCAGCATTTATGGAAGATATAAAAAAAATAATACTACAATATGGCAAAAATAGCTTATGATAAATACTATACACCACCAACAGTAGCAAGGTGGTGTATAGAAAAAACATATGAAATAATAGGAAAAGAAAATATAACTGAAATCATAGAACCATCTGCTGGATGTGGAATGTTTAGTTTACAAATACCAAATTGTAAAGCATATGATTTATATCCACAAAGCGAATATATAGAACAACAAGATTTTACTAAATTAGATTTAGAATATAAGAAAGGTAGATTATTTATTGGTAATCCTCCATTTGGAGGTGGTAGTGGTAAATTAATAAAAGAATTCTATAATAAAAGCTGTGATTTAGGAGACTATATTGCGTTTATACAACCAGCAAATTATTATTGGAACTATACAAGATTTTATAGATTTGAAATTATATATTCAGTTATTATAGAAACACCTTATACTAACCATAATCTTAAAACTTCATTTACAATCTATAAAAGAAATCCTGATAGAGATGATTGGAGAGATAAAGAAGAAGAATTACAAGATATAAAGATAATGACTTATTGTAGAAATAATAAAGGTCAGAAACATAAAACAAATGAAGATTATGATTATTGTTTTTCTACATTTGGTGTTTTAATGAAACCGTGTGAACCTTATCAATTTGCGCAAACAAGAGCAATAAAAATATTAAATCCATTAATAAAAGAAAAAGTTATTAGATGTTTAAAATATTTATATAATAGAAATCAAAAAGATAAATTCTTACAACAATATAACACATCAGTAGGAAATATGAATAATAAACCTATAATTAGATTATTAAAAATATGTATTCCTGAAATAAAATAATAAAAAATATGGCATTAAAAAATAACCCAAAGAAAAATAAAGAACTACTTCTTAAAGCATTAGAAAGATCATTAGGATTAGTGACACCTGCTTGTAAAGAAGTTGGTTTAGATAGAACTACATTCTATAATTATTATAACAATGATCCAGAATTTAAAGCAGCAGTAGATGATATAAATGAAATCTTAACTGATTTTGTAGAGAACCAATTATTCAAAAAGATAAAAGATGGTGATACACAATCTATATTGTTTTTTATGAGATATAAAGGAAAGAAAAGAGGATATACTGATTCAATTAATATAGATGGAAACTTAAATACAAACGTTCAAATAATAAAATTAATAGGACCAGATGGAAATAATAATGAAACACACTAATGTTCTTTCAAGAAATATGGATAAATATAATGAAGGATGTAGATTTATCTTAAATCAAGGTGGTTCAAGAAGTTCAAAAACATTCTCAATCATACAATTATTATTAATAGTATGTATAAGCACACCAAAAATAAGAATATCAATAGTAAGAAAATCATTTCCGTCATTAAGAGGTACAGTATTAAGAGATTTTATGGAATTAATGGATTTATATGGATTATATGATATAAAAAATCATAATAAAACAGAACATATCTACAAATTCAACAATGGATCTACAATAGATTTCTTTTCAATTGATGATAGTAAAAAAGTAAGAGGTAGAAAAAGAGATATATGTTATTGTAATGAAGCAAACGAATTATCTTTTGAAGAGTTTCAACAATTATCATTAAGAACATCAAAAACATTTTTTTTAGATTATAACCCATCTGATGCAGAACACTGGTTATATAAATTATTAAATGATGATAGAAGTTGTTTAATAAAATCAACATATAAAGATAATTTATTTTTAGAAATAAGTCTTATTAAAGAGATAGAAAACTTAATTAATGTTGATGAGAACTATTATAAAATATATGCGCTTGGTGAGGCTCCTATCGCTTCTACAAGGGTATATACTCACTTTAATCAATATATAGATGAACCAAATTATACAGAATGTGTATATGGTATAGATTTTGGCTATACTCACGTTAGTTCTGTTGTAAAAATAATGTATAGTATGGATAAAATATATGTAAAAGAGTTATTATATGAAAATGGTCTGACTGTAAATGATTTATGTAATAAAGTAAAGTCATTGATTAATGATAATAATAGAATATACTGTGATAGTGCCCGTCCAGATATAATAGAACAACTAAAAAGAAATGGTATGAATGTTATAAGTAGTGATAAAAGTGTAAAAGAAGGTATAGATTATATTAAAAGTCAGCAAATATATATACATTATGATAGTATAAACTTATTAAGGGAATATAAATTATATTCTTGGAAAAGTAAAGGAGAATTAATACTTGATGAGCCAATTAAATTAAATGACGATGCTTTAGATGCTATGAGATATGCTATATATACTAATAAAAAGAAGAAAGTAGATATGAGAAGAATTAATTTCTTTTAATTAATTCACATTATCCTCTTACTGGCGATTTAACGACTTCTTCCCCTTGGTGGGGGAAGTCTATCGCGATAAGATTGTTTGGTGAGTAGAGGAATAATAATAAATAAGAATAAATAATAATAAATAATAATAAATAATATAATAATATAATATAGTAGTATATAATATAATAATAAATATAATATAATATATCATTATTACTGTGCCGCACTTTTATATTTTGGATAGAAAAATGATTAAAAAGATTTATTATAGTAGGGGTAAAAAAAGTTATTATTTAATTTATATTAACTTATGTTGCGGTAAAATTATATTTAAGATAGATTTGAGTTAAAAAGTTTGCCCCAAGCAAACTTTTTTTATATACGACTATAATTTTTTAATAAAATATATATAAGAATAGAAAAAAGTCTATTTTATATTTTAATATATAGATTAAAATAAAACAAAACTTATGACAAAAATTACATTAAATAATGAAGATTTAGATTTAGAAATAGAATTAAATGTGATGGATAATTGGAATGAAATTCCTTTAAAAACATATTTTAAGATGATTGATATTATATCAGAACAAAATAAAATGGAAGAGATTGATTTTACAATTGAGATGATATCAATTATATCTGATATAGATAAAAATAAATTAAATGAAATAGGTTTATTTGAATTAAATAAATTAGAACCTATTATTAGAGGATTAAATCCAAATGGAATAAATAAAGATATACCTACTCATATAGAAATTAATGGTATTAATTATGTTCCTAAGAAGAATATGATTAATATAACTAATAGTGAAATGATGTGTATGAAAAATCTTGATAATAATTCATATTCTAACAATGTATTAAATTATTTATCAGTTTTATTAAGACCTGGTTATAGTAAAACTAATGAAATAGGAGAGATTAAATGGATACAAACACCATTAGATGTAGAAGATATAGAAAATAGAAAGGATATTTTTCTAAATTATTTAAAAACAACTGATGCGATACCATTAATCAATTTTTTTTTAACTGGGAAGAAAGGATAAATATATTTTTCGAAGATTTATTTAATCGTGCCGGACAATCACAACAATTAGGATTTGGTGAAATATCCTTTCCTGAACAATTTAATTGGATTTCATATATAGATAGATTAGCAGGTGGAGATTTTAGTAAATATGATATAATATATGAGAAATCTTATGAGGAAAGCTTATCATATTTATTCTATAAGCATTCAGTAGATAAATATACAGAACAAATAAATAAAAGAGCAGAACTTAGATATAAAAAATAAAAAATATGGCGAATAATACATTGAGCATCAATAAGGTAGTATCAATTTTTAGGGATTTACAAATTAGAAATCCATTAACTAATACATTTTTCTATGGTAGTGGCGCAGATTTTAACTCATTAAAGAATGTTGTGTATCCTGCTTTTATAGTAGAGCAATCAACAACTATTATGAAACAATCTCAACAAACATTAGGATACCAAACAGAGTATTTGGGATTTAATTTGTATGTGATGGATCGTATAGAAAAAGGAGATGATAACTATCAAGATTTATTAAGTGATTGTTTGTTTTCATTACAAAGTATGTTGGCTGAAATAGATCAACATAAATATTATATTGATATGAATATATCAATAGTAGAAGATATAACATTTGAACCTGTAATTAGAGCAGATGATGATGATATTCAAGGATGGCAAGCAAAATTTAAATTAAAAATACCAATAAGATTTAATCCAACTAATACACCTATACAACCTATAACAGGATATACAGTTTCATTATATTCAAATACAACAGAATACAGATTAATCGGACAAAATGGAGCAACAGGTCCTCAAGGTCCAACTGGTCCGCAAGGTGCTACAGGTGCTGATGGTTCAATTGGTGCTACAGGATCACAAGGTCCGATAGGTCCAACAGGTTCTAATGGTTCAAATGGTGCTACTGGACCACAAGGTATTCAAGGTATTAAAGGTCCAACAGGTTCTACTGGTGCCACAGGTGCCACAGGTTCAAATGGATTAAATGGTGCTACAGGTCCAGCAGGTTCAAATGGATTAAATGGTGCTACAGGTCCAGCAGGTTCAAATGGATTAAATGGTGCTACAGGTCCAGCAGGTTCAAATGGATTAAATGGAGCAACAGGTTCTACAGGTGCTACTGGACCACAAGGTATTCAAGGTCCAACAGGTTCTACAGGTGCTACAGGTCCAGCGGGTGCTAATGGTTCAAATGGTGCTACAGGATCAACTGGACCACAAGGTATTCAAGGTCCAACAGGTTCAACTGGTCCAATAGGTCCGCAAGGTGCTACTGGACCACAAGGTCCTATTGGTATTACTGGTTCAAAAGGAACAACAGGTTCTAATGGTATAAATGGTGCTACTGGACCACAAGGTATTCAAGGTCCAACAGGATCAACAGGTCCAACAGGATCAACAGGTGCTACGGGTAGTCAAGGTATTCAAGGTATTCAAGGTATTCAAGGTATTCAAGGTCCAACTGGTTCAACAGGTCCAACAGGATCAACAGGTGCTACGGGTAGTCAAGGTATTCAAGGTATTCAAGGACCAACTGGTGCTACGGGTCCACAGGGAGCAACAGGTCCACAAGGTATTCAAGGAGCAACAGGTTCTGTTGCTAATATATTGGGATTACAAAATTATTTAACTAAATATAATTCAAATGGTTTAACAAATAGTTCTATTATAGATAATGGAGCAAATGTTAGTTTTACAGAAACAATATATGGAACATATGCAAGTTTTAGTAATAATTTAAATGCATTATCATTTACAACCCCTTTTTATAGTATAAATGCTTATGGATCAACTACATCATTAACAAATACAACACCACAATCAATAATTATTGTAGGTGCTTTAAATTGTGCTGTATTTTTACCAAACCCCAATACATTAATTAATGGTCAAACATACGAGTTTAATAATAATTCATCTGGTAATTGTTATATTTATCTATATGGTGGATCTAATCCTAATTATACATTATCCGCAGGTGGTTATATACAATATATTTTATTATCTACATCAAGTGGTCAATGGGATACACATATTTTTGCTCCAACTAATACTTCTTGGGGTTCAAGTGGATTAAATCTAATTGGTTATATATCACAAACATCAATAACTGCTTCGATAGTTAAAGCAAATAATACAGGACAATTAGTAAGTGCAGTAAGTGGCACTGATTATGTTATTCCATCAACATTAAATAATTATTTAACAACTTCTTCTGCTTCTTCAACATATTTAACGATAGCAAGTGCATCAACTATAAAAGGTATTACAGGTTCAGTAGGTGCTACAGGTGCTAATGGATTAAATGGTGCTACGGGTCCAGCAGGAGCAACAGGTCCTCAAGGTATTCAAGGTCCAACAGGTCCAGCAGGTAGTGGTGGTTCAGGTTCTTCACAATGGACTACATCAGGTTCAAACATATATTATATGAATAATGTATTAATAGGAACTAATTCTAAT